TCTTCTTTGTTTTCTGTTTCATCTGTCTTGCTTTCAGGTTTTTTTTCTTCTTTAGAAGTTTCTTTTTCTTCTTTATCTTCCTCTTTGTTTTCTAAAGCCTCATTCTTCTTTTCTTCTTTATTTTCAGAACTCAACTTTAAAATCTTTTCCCATAGGTTCATTTCTGAGTCTCCTTTACTGTTTAAATTTTCGCCTGTACTGTTTACATTGGCTGGATTTGCAACAACTGAGAAACCAGCAATCTCGATTGTGTCATAGAAAGGTGCATCAAATTTAAATGATGCATCCCAATCAATTTCACCTCTCAGTTCTGCACTAATACTCAATGGTATTTCTTGTTTCAATAAATCTTGCACAATGTGCAATTCCCTGTTTAGTTTGACGTTTACATCAAGACCTTTTCTTCCATCCCCAATATCGACAACTGTTAAATCATCTTTAGTCCATGTACCTAAGTTTAAAGGGAGTGATGCAATGTCAATGTGAGCTAAATTAATATATCCTACATAATCAGAACTCAAGCTATCGTAGAACGCTTGTACTGCCCCTTTTTTGATGTATAGACGAATATCATTACCACCCTCATATGTTATTGCCCCCTCGTCAATAAGACGTGTAGGCTTCGTTTCTGTGTATCCTGATGATAGGTTCACACTGACATAATGGTTTTCTTTATCTACGCTCGATAAAGTGATTGCATTGTCGTAAAATGCTTTTCCTTTTTTTCTTCGATCAAGGCTATCTTTAATGCTTGCTACATATGTTGGAACTCTTTTCTTTTGTGGCATTATTTCTTAGTCTCCGTTTCTACTACGATTACGGGCTTATAGAATAATTTCTGAATCCTTCCACCACATGAATTACATTTCTTGACTTCGTATGGAATCTTTGCTCCTTTTAAGATTTCTTCCATTGTTGAATCGTATCTTTTTTGGATAGTTTTGTTTCTAAGTGCTTCTAACAAAACTTTATCTTCGGGAATCTTGTATTTCTTCTTAGGCTCTAGAACTACATATCCGTATAGCAAAGTACCGCTATCTAATTTTGAATAAACGTCAATTTGCGTTTTTTCTTCGATAACATCAAGAAGTTTCAAATACTGTTTTGCGTTCTTTGCGGCTTCTTCCAATACGAACTCATGTCTACCATTTTGCTTTAAGAAAGTATTTCTTTCTTCTAGGGAATCGAACCAAGTAACACCGTTAATAGTTTGTACGTTGTTTTGCATGGTCTCTCCTTCTAAGCATCATGGCATTGATCGTCTGTATACTTTGTTTCTGTTTGTTCTGAGCGTTCTACTTTTGCTACATTGCAGAATAAGAATGAAGTCCAAGTTGTTACTGTTTTTTGATTAGGTGCTTCGCCTGTTTTTGTAATAACTGGCCATTCAAATCCAATAGCTCCGTCTTGGTCTAACAATTTGTTATGCCAAGCAGTGTTAAAAGCAGTTGCATCTTTCCCTTCTAAAGTGATAGGGTCTCCGTACCCTTCTTTAAAAGTGATTTTTACAGTGAAACTACGTTTAATTGACATTTATGTATCTCCTTTCGTTAATTTGCATATAAAAAGGCAATACCTCGAAATATGCAAAAATCTATATAGACAGTAAAAACTGTTTATACCTTTTGTTTATTTCCAAATATTGCCTTGTTTTTTCTACTTTTTTACTTCTAATTAAAATTCTAATGTATCTTCTACTTGTTCTGTTGGGTTATTACCAATCAATTTAAGAATCTTGACCATTGATTCTTTGTTCAATTTACCTTTGAACTCGTTGATAAAGTCTGCATCTGAAATATTTCTTTGACCAATTAAGAATAAATCAGCATTTCCTTTTGAATCTTTCTTAGCTCCAATCTGATATACAGGAATTGTCGTTGTATATACACGTCCACTCGCTTGTTCTTTGCAAGCTCTGTAGTCTGTTACGACTTCGTAATATACATCTTTAACGATTTCTTCCTTCTTTGTTTTTTCGTTTAGAACAGTTTTTGTGATTTCTACTTTTCTGTATCTGTTCTCAAAGAAAGAAGTTGGAACTGCGATTGCATTGGCTTTTGTTTCCAAATACCCTAATCCATCAGGTCGCATAGGTCTTTCACCAAATTCAACCTCTTTACCTTGGATTTTTTCTTTGACCAATCCAATTTTGTTGATTCTCTGTGCATCTTCAAATGAATATAACGGAGTCCCATTCAAACTTCCTAGGGGTGTTACCTCATTTTCAGATAAGATACTTTTTAAAATATCCATTTCCATTTTATTTTCTCCTCTCGCTATAGCGTTTTTTCGATAGAATCCATCATTCTAGTAACTGATTCCATCATGTAATTCTTTGTACTCTTGTCTAACGCTTCTGCTCCGTTGACAATAGCACCTACGATTTGAGTAACTGACAAGGCCAATTTATATGTCTTTGCAGACTTGTCTTGTTGTTCTTTCAATTCGTATTTATCAAAATAAACCTTTGGTACACCTAATTTCTCACTTAACATAGGAGAAATTTGAGTGGCGAACCTTTCTCGCATTGGTACGATTGTATTTGTCATGGCATTATCTATGATTCTTTCCATAGATACGTTTCCTGATACATCCCCTAAACCGATCAATTCAGGAGTAAGACCGAAACACTGACAAATAATAGAACCTTCCTTCATTTGAAGGTATTCCAAGAACTCCGTACCTTTTGTAACACGAGGCAAGTGATCCATTTTATCAAAAATAGAACTTGCAAGGATTACATTGTCTGATTTTGAATTTCTGATTTCCTGACCTAGACGTTTAGCTTCAATTCTTGCTTTGTCGGCTCTGTCTGCTTTAGAACTTGATGATTCGTCTAGCACTTGTGAAGCCGATAAATCAATCGTATCTCCCTTGGCAAATCCATCTTTTAGCCAAAAAATCAAACGTCCTGGGCCATCATACTGAATATCGTAGTTCAAACGCTCGTAAACCGCACCTAATAGCTTTAGACGTTGTTTGTCACGCAATAGACACGATAATCCGTTCTCATGGTCTGTTCCGTTTCTTAGATTGCAGAAATTATCAGGGATTTCTACAATGATTGTTCCGTCTTTGGACATTAATTTGCCCGTTTGAAGGAATAACGCTTCGTCAAAGTCGATTTCATTTGTTCCTAATGAGATAGGTTCTTTATCGTCTGCCGACATAGCATAACAGATAGGAACTCTAAAGCCTTTATATTCATCATCTTCACGCATGATAGAAACATAGTTGCGATAATTCTCTGCGACAATCCCTTTATCTTCGTCTAGCCAACGAATACCGCATTTTCCGTACAATAAGGACTGCATAATAGCGTTTTGAAGTACAGAATAGTTCGTGACACCTTGTACATTGTGTCTATAAAGGAATGGCATTAGAACATTCTTGTCTAAATTCTCGTCACCCGTTGTGATGCCGTTTGAGAATATAAAGTCAATAACCTTACCGATAACATATGGTAGCGTTGGTAGATTGTCTATCATCCAATCAATCTCATCAAACTGATTTTTAAAGTTTGTCTTTATAAATCCGTTGATGCAATCTGAATTGCAGTTTAACATAGCTTCCATTACCTTTTCGGCTTCGGTTTCTGCATTAGAACTGTGAATATTGTGCGAAATGTTAGGTGACACATAGGCATTGGATGCTAGTTTAACTCTATCCTTTTGTCTTTTCTTTGTTCTTCGACTCAAATTAGCACCTCCTAATCGTTCTCTGCATACGCAAGTATTTCACTGCTTAGATTATACATTAAACAACTGCGGACAGAAAGTACCGAGGAATCTAGGGCATCAGGAGAGTGTCCTAAGCGTTGTTTTATCTCCTCTTTAGGAATAATGGCTATCTTCTTATTGTTCTTCGATACAGTCCTTGTAGCAAGCAATTCAGGTTTCAATCTTTTGGCAACTTCCGTTGTGAAAGTCAATTTCTTACTGTCCATTAGTTGCTGAAAGTCTAAATACATTTCCGCTCTTAGATTGAAGGCATAAGCTGCACTGTAATGTCTTGCCTTGATACGTGTTTTTGTTGGCCCTCCTTGGAAATTGACACCCTCAAGGATAAATCCTAGCTTATCAGAGTATTTTGACAATCCTTCGGTCAACCAAGTACCGAAACCAACGTCAACACAAACATATTTGATGTTTAATGTCTCGATAATCTTAACGATTTTGGTAATAATCTTCTCAGATGTGACCCCTTGCACCCAAACACCCTCTTTAAGATTGTAAATTGTCTCGATTTTGCAGTTTCCGTATCTATTTTGAGAACATAAAGCAACATCTATACCATCTTTTCCTGTATAAGCCGAGTCAATGCCTAAGAAAAAACGCTTTTTATAGGAACTATCGACTTTATCATCGTCTAAAGTCATGGTTTTGAACATACTTTCGTCTGAAAATTCCTCTAATTCGCATACTAAATAACGTTGGCAAGTACTTCTATTCTTGTAAAAATGTGAATTTAGTATCTGAGATGCACTTTTCATACGATCTTCTTCGTATGCAGTACGTACATCCATCCAAACAACTAATGTTCCTTCGGGGTATTTGTCATTTGTCATGCAATCGTAGAACTCTCCACGCTTGTGGGGGTTGGAAATAGCAATTTCAAGTTCTTTTGAACCGTCAACACTTGAAAATTCCCTTCGTCCTATCTCGGCATACGCATCTTCACTGACTTGGGCCGCTTCGTCAATAATATAATCTCCACCCTTACCGATAGCGTTGTTGTTTTTCTTCGGGTCTACACTGTTTCCACCTAATGTAACGATTTCTACACATCCTCCACCCTTGAAGGAAATTTTAGTCTTGGAAGTAGAAGTCTGTAATTTTTCAATCTTGTTTCCTGAATCTAATACAGAACTCTGAATAGACTCGTCTGCATTTTGCAAATGCCCAATTACTTTTGACATGATGATAGTAGCGGTTTCTCCTGTTGCGGCCGCAATTCGTACTTGATGTCCTTTATAAGCACGATAAATAGCAATCATACCTAAAGTCCAGCTTTTCCCGTACTGAGAAGTTGTAATTGCGTATATAGTATCGTAACCCTCTACAACCGCACCGAACAACATAGCTTGTGTAAAGTGAAGATTGACTTGAAAATATGTCAAAGCCTCTCTTGCACCGATAACCGCAAGTCTAAAAGCTTCTTGTCTAGAAATATTTAATCGTTTGTAATGCTCGGGGATATACCCTCTCGTCCAATTCTTTAATTTATACTTCGGGGTAGCCCCCTTCAACAACCTAACAACTTCTTCTTGGCTCTTATTAATAGCTTTAGCTTCTTTTAAGTCCTCTACATCCTTAAAATACTGTTCCGTAACACTAAGAGTCTGTTTCTTCACTGTTTTCGTCCTCCTCGTGTTCTATTACTTCGGCATCTAAAAATTCACTTCCCATGTTGATACCTAATATATCGTTGATTCTTTCTTCCACAATCGCTCTTTTCTGTTCAACAGTAATATTATTTACACTTCCAACATTTAAAATATTGCTCTTTCCAATGCCATCCATTCTATTTAGCTCTTTTAAGCATCCTAATCTATCTTTCATGTCCTTTTCTTCGTCTTGAATGTTATCACTAAGCCATTGTCTACGCTGCTCTACTGTCATAACGCTTCTTTGATCTCTCTTTTTTACCCTCTCATGTATGACATTCCTAAATAAAGGACTGTTTAATATCTTATATCCCTTGTTATAAGCACTCTTATCGCTTAAATCAGGACGAATCTTTTGCATGGACTTCGTAATATTCCCACTCTTTGAATACTCGTCAAAGAATCTTTTAGCTTCATCCTCACGCTTTAATTCTGAAACACTCTTTGCCCTTGGCATACTCTCATCCTCTCTTTCTCTACCTCCCTACATTATAAATGATTTTATTGAGGACGTTTTTACCCCTCGTTTACCCCTCTCTTACCCCTCGTTTACCCCTCGCAAAAATACTTGAACTCATTTTTTTCAAAACTCATTTTTTCGTTTTCCAAAAATTTTTATCTAAAAAAGGGGGTGGTTATAATTATTTGTGTTAGCACTCTGATTAATACAGTGCTAGGTGTAAAAAATGTGGTTTGGTCGAGAGGGAAGCCATGGGGTGTGTAGGGTCGTCTTTTCCTGTTGCGATTTTCAAACTAGCAGCAACCACACATATATATAAGTGTATGCATTCCATAAACATTTATTATTAGATCATGCAAAGAGT